CTCCATGTGAGAAAGAATATGAAATTGTAGATCAAGAGTTATGGGATTTTGGAAAAGATAGATTTACAGAAATAGCTAAATCTGACAATTGCCAAGAAATTTTTTCTGACGAAAGAATTTATGGATTAAAACCTATAGAGAATAGTTTCTATGAAGATAGTCCTAATCGAGAAGTTCATAAAGTAGAGAACGTAGTCATCGATGGTAAAAATCAATGGTATTAAAATGAACATCTTCTATTTACATAAAGATCCAGACATTTGTGCGTCTTATCATTGCGATAAACACGTTCTTAAAATGATTATAGAATATGCGCAGCTATTATCGACAGCACACCGGCTTTTAGATGGCGTAGAGGGCCGTGGATCAAGCAAGAGTGGTAAAACGCAAGTACGAGTATGGACTTTAGATTACAAGCGTGATACTCTCATTTATAAAGCTTCTCATATAAATCATCCATCTAATATATGGGTACGTTCTTCAAGCGAACATTACCTGTGGTTATGGAAATTGTGGCATTATCTTTGTGTAGAATATACTAATCGATACGGCAAAGTTCACTTGACTTGGAAAAAGTTAAGAGGAGAATTATCTGGCTTGCCTAGTAATATAGATTACAATGTAGGTTTTCAAGAGCCACCGCAGTGTATGCCTGACGAATGTAAAAAAGATAATACTATTCAAGCATATAGAGAATTTTACAAGGCTCACAAACGTGAGTTTGCTACATGGAAAAATCAAGTACCTACGTGGTTTAATTAGCTTTACAAAACCCAATAAATATGCTAACAAGTTTATATAATGTTAGTATATTTTCAGTTCCGGCGTTGTGGTTATTACGCCAAAGGCCTTGTTGAAGCTGACAGTTTAGATGCAGCATCAAAGGCTCTGTGGGCTGAGCATGTTGGTACCTTTAAATGGGAAGATCAAACGAATGATATGCCCGAGAACGCCAACTATCTGACAATAGAGGAGTACAAATATGAGCGAAGCTCTGATGGAAAAACTGAACCAGAAAATGAAGCTAGAAGCCAAGTGGGCTAGTGAATTACTTTCTAATGGCGCAGTTACTGTTGAAATGGTTAATATCTCTAAAGAGGTAAAAGCTGTTGAACGGGAAATTAAAGAAGTAGTAGAACACCAATAGTTCTACTGTACAAATTATAAGTTTTAAAATACCATAGTAATATGGCTAAGATACCTATTTCACGTTTAAATTCTGCACCTGAAAAATATGCAGCAAATGAATTTAATCAATTAATTGAAGACTTACAAGACATGGTAAAAATTTTAAACTCTACTTATCCTAAAGACCAGAATGATGAGACGGAGAGAAAAAATTGGTTTTTTATGAGAGGAACAGGATAAATGGCTAATATATATAAAAATGCTTTTTTAGATGTAACTACCGCAAATACTACAATTTACACGACACCTGCTGATAGTAGAAGTATTATACAAAACATTCAGTGTGCTAATGATTTAACTAATAATCTTAATGTAGATGTATATATTCATGATTTTAGTGCTGGAACTAATCACGAAATTGCTCATGATGCTTTAGATACGAAAGAGACAATCAACTTGGCTAAAGGGCCGTTGATCCTTGAGGAACAAGATTATATTTTTGCAAAAGCTGATGGAAATACTTCTGCTCATATTACGTTATCAATACTTGAATTAAATAGGAACGATCAATAGTAATACTTGTACTCATTAGATTAATTCTATATATAAAGAGTTTTTAACTAATTTAAGGGATATTACGATGTTATTATGGTTTTTCAGGAAAGCACTGTTTACAATGTTTTTAATAATCTTATACTTGATTATTACTATATAGGAATATAAAAATAAAAAAAAATATTTCAAATAATCTCAAAAGAGCCAATACCAATACTTTTCGACTATTATTTAATAATACCAATGATAATACTGGTATTGGCATTATTCTGGAGCCAATACCACCAATACCTTTTCTTCTATCCCGAGGCTGCCGTGAGGACTTTTTTCTGTTTATTTAAATATTTATTTATAATACCATATAGTAGAAATGATTTTTACTCTTTTTGTTTAATGTTTTATTTTATTGTATATTAATTAAATAGAGCAAATTAGAGTAAGAATAATTAATAATAACTAGAAAGGTAGAATATGAGTACAATAAATCTGGCTTTAAAGCCAAAAATAACGCCTAAGACTAAATCTGAAGTTGTTAAACCTAAAGCAAAAGCTAAGGTTAAAGCTATGGATCCTAAAGATTATAAGGGAACTTATAAATACGATAAGGATTCTAGAATTCAGGTATGCGTAGACAAAAACCCTAAGAGAGAAGGCTGCGGTGGTTGGAAAAGATTTAATCTTTACAAAAACGGTTTAAAGATTAGAGATTTTTTAGCAAACGGCGGAAAGACTATCGACCTTGATTGGGATAGAGAAAGAGGTTTTGTTGCTGTAGAAATTATAGATGAAGCTGGCAAAGCAGGCAAATCTGCTAAAGCAACATTTACTCTTAAAAAATAATTATACGGTATAATTTGATAATCTTTAAATTATACTTATAATATTGGTAGCGAATAGTTTTGTTTCATCTTTTCTATTCGTTACCTTTTTAACTAGAAAGGAAGAATATGGGTTATACTAACTATTGGAGACAAAAAACAGATATACCACAAGGTAAGTGGAAAAGAATCAAAGAAGAATACGAAGAATATGTAAAGCCAGTTGCTGGTGATCTTATTGAAGATAGTTCTAGCATTGATAATATAGTGTTTGATGGAAGTTGCGAAACTTTTTTCTTTACTCAAAAAGCAACTACAGAAGCAGAGAGAAATTACAAAGAACAAGATATATCTTTTCACTTTTGTAAAACTAGAGGTGCTCAATACGATTTAGCAGTGTGGTATCTATTAACATTTATTAATAAATTATGTCCTGAAATAGAGATATCGAGGGATATGTTATAATGGTAGAGAAAGATAAACTTGATTGGTGTTATTACTTTAAAAGTCTTTTAGGTGGTAGCACCGCACCTGGTTGGATTAGAGTTTGTAGCAAAGATATGAACGAAGGCTTTTCTGTCTTTACAAGACAAACTAGAGTTAAAGACCACTATAAAAAAATTGCTGACGAAGGTGTGGAATTTTATACCTGCGATGACGATGATTTAGATAAAGAATATGGAATGTATTATGGTAATTTAGAGTTTGATCCATTAGATATAATGGAATCTCATAGTGGCCATACTAAAATGTTTCATAAAGAGAATGGTAAATGGTTACAACTATAATATTATCTTGTTTTTAATTGATAAAAAATATTTTATTCTTAATTTTAAGATAAATTAATAGAAAGGTAGAATATGTTTAAAAGAATAAAGAAAACAGAAGATGATCCTACTTTAGAACAGGCACAAAAGTTTGTAAAAGGTTGGGTAGAAAGACTTGTATTGTCTACTGGAACTTTACTTGTAGATGAAGAAGCTAGAATGAAACGAGGTATTAAAAAAAATAAAGCAGCATCTTTTTTAGCTAACAAAGATGGCTATCCAGAAATATTAGGACCGGCTATTTTTATACCTCATGAAATTAAATCGGAGTGGTACTAATGGCTGATAGTGATAGAGATAACTCACAAGTATGTGTTTTATGTAAAGAAAGTTTTGTTGGCTGGGGAAATAATCCTGAACCACTAGCAAAAGAAGGCGTGTGTTGCGATCAATGCGATATGGATAAAGTAATACCTAAACGAATAGAGGAGCATAATAATGGCGGACAAGTATAAAAAACTAACTATCTATGTTAGTGAAGAACAAGAGAAAGTGTTAAAAGACTTTGATATAATGGCAATAAGAAAAGAACAATTTCCATTACTACATTATACAGTAGGACTCATTAGTAAAAGATTAGAGGAAACGCATAATAGAATGATTACTGATGTAGACCCTAATACTTGCGATCAATCTACATTACATTATAATAGTCAAACGATAGAATAATATTGTATAATTTTGTTACTATTTATTTATTTTATTTAAATAAGTTAAATTTTAATAAAGGAGACATATGAAACGATTAGACGGAATATATCGAGGATATAGTATCTTTGAAAAAGATAACGTGTGGAAAGTAGAACTTGAAGGTAAAACTATATCTACTTTTTATAAGATAGATGGTGTTGACGGAAAAGCTAGTTGTATGTGTGAGATAGACCGTATCAAAAGAGAAGAACGAAAAAAAGTTGATGCTAATATACAACGAGTTGATGCACAAGTTAAATTAGACAACAACATAAAGAAAGCGAGGAATAATGGCAGTTAGTAAATATATAGATGTTGTATCACATAATCCTAAAGCAGTATTGCCTAAAGATTATAAGATGAATAAGATACAGCATTCGCCTAAAGTATTAGAAGTTAAGAATGGTATGTTAGGGTTCGAGTTTAACGGGACTTATATTGTTGACCCTACTTTAGATGAAACAGGTAGATTCCCTGTTAGTGCAAAAACGTACTATAAGATATCCGCAAGAGATAGAGATAGAATGATTAAGGCTAATATTAAAATATAATGTGGAAATAATCTAGATTTACAATCATAAATAAATCGCTATATTAGGATAAATATGGCGATAACAATAGACCAGATACATCAAACAAACGAAGCGACCTTATCCTCAATGGAAAAGAAGTTCTGTGAGGGCATTGCTGCAGGAAAAGGTAAAAGAAACGCTGCTGTTGACGCAGGTTATTCTGAAACATCAGCTCACGTACAAGCTGCCCGCAACTTAAAGAAAGATAAGATTATCCAGTACATCGATAGATTAAGGGTTGATGCTAGGCGCTTGACAAGTGAGAGTGTGTCAAAAGAGGTAGAGAAGCTTGACATTGTGTACAAAGATGCTTGTGCCAAGAAACAATATTCCGCAGCGGTCAATGCGATAAGGTTAAAGTCTCAGTTGTTGGGGTTCCTTGTTGAAAAGAAAGAAGTACAACATAGTACACTTGACGCAATGAACGATGATGAGATGTCAACATACCTAGACAAGATAGAGAAAGAACACAACATACAATAACACGCCGCCTAAGTTTTTGCGGTGATGCTTGTGCCTAGTTGCTCAGTACGGATCCTAGGATCAAGGCGGATCAGCAGGGATCAAGATTAATAAAAAAAAATGAGGGAAAGAGCTTCGTCCTCCTCGAGCCTAGCATTACGTTAAAATTAAAAAATAGAAATAAAAACGTATAACTATGAT